AGCCGTTGCCTTGTGCTGAGCTGCTTTCTCAATCCAACCCAATTCTTGAAGACATGCTTTTCAAGGAAGCCAACACAGTTGATGGGCACGTTGTCTCACAGCGTATCGGTCTCCCTGATGTTTATTGGCGTCGATTGAATCAACCAGTGCCAACCAGCAAATCAACCAAGACCAAGATTACTGAAGGCATCGGCATGCTTGAAGCATGGTCAGAAGTTGATAAAGATCTTGCTGAGCTTGGTGGCGACTTGAATGAAGAGCGCCTGAGTGAATCAATGGCATTCTTGGAAGCGATGAACCAAGAAATGGCGACCACGCTATTCTATGGCAATACAGACACGAGCCCTGAAGAGTTCAACGGCTTCGCTCCTCGCTATAGTGACCTGAGCGCAGGTAATTCTCAGAACATTATTGATGCTGGTGGCGCTGGTTCAGATAACGCCTCAATCTGGCTTGTTGTTTGGGGTAGCAATACTGTACACGGCACCTTCCCGAAAGGCACTGTAGCCGGGCTGCAGCATGAAGACCTCGGCTTGCAAACCAGTGATGGTGACGGACTTGGCGGCGGTAAGATGCGCGTTTATCAAGACCGATTCTGCTGGAAAAATGGCTTAGTTGTTCGTGACTGGCGCTATGTGGTTCGCATCGCTAACATCGATGTAAGCACCGCAACTGGTGACTATGACGGCACTGACGGCTTTGCATTCGACCTTAACCAGTTGATGATCCGCGCTCAGAACCGTCTGCCAGGTCAAGCGATGGGCATGGGTAAAGCATGCTGGTACATGAACCGTACCATGAGCCAAGTGCTTGACATTCAATCGCTAGAGAAGTCGGTTCACACCACGACCATCGACACGGTTGACGGCAAGAAAATCACCAGCGTTCTCGCCATTCCAGTTCGTTCAACCGACGCGCTTTTGAACACCGAAGCTCGCGTAGTCTAGCACAGCCGGGCTGGCTCACTTCGGGCCAGCCTTTACTTAATCAATCAATAGGAATAAATCATGTTATTAGACGCTTTAACCTCATTTTCAATTGACCAAGCTGTAACAGCCACGGCTATCAGTGATGTCATCGACATTAAACAAGGCACCGACAACGATACCCGCGACATTGGCGCAGGTGATCCGCTGTACTTGCTCATCTCCACCGGCGACGTTGTTACCGATTCTGGCTCTGACGCCACGTTGACCGTAACGCTTGAAACCAGTGTCAACGCTGACTTAACAAGCTCTGACGTTGTTTTCAGTACTGACACCCTAGCATTCGCTGCTTTCTCAGTAGCGGGCACACGCTTAATTGCGGTGAAGCTGCCTTCATTCCAGTATAAAGAATTTGTAGGCGTTCGCTATACCATCGCTTCAGGCCCTTTGACTGCGGGCACTTTCAACGCGGCCTTGGCTAACAGCATCGACAATGCTCCAGCCTACGCTATCCGCTCAATCATTACTGGCTAATGATGCCCAATTGTCCGCCTTGTACTTCGGTGCTTGGCGGCATATTGGTTATCATTAACTCGCTATGAAAGGACTCCACCATGGCAAAAGAAGAACTGAAGAAGATCGGCAAACTCTGCCCTCACAAAATGAAAGAATTTATCGGAACGGTTGAATCCACTGAAGAGGGTTATCTTGGAGAGCGTCGCGTTCAACCCGATGAGCAATTTGAACACCATGGATACATCGAAGAAAGCGTTAATGTCGAAGTAGGTGAAAAGATCAACGGCTGGATGCGTTGCCTTGAAGACAAGACGCCCAAGCCAAAGAAAGCAGCAGCTAAGAAGGCAGCCCAGGCAGCCAGCACCGTAGCCGATTAACCGTTAACCGAGGGTAAGAAATGCCAACATCACAAATGGATCCATTTTCCATATGCAATCTTGCCCTCGCTAACATCGGCCAGGAAGCAAACATCCAATCATTTGAGGATGACACCGAGGAAGCCCGCTTTTGTGGTCAATTCTACGACCCAGAGCGGCGCTTTTTGTTACAGACTGTCCCTTGGCGCTTTGCCCTAAAAGACGTGACCCTTGCAGAATTAGACGACGAGTTGTCACCTACCTATGATTTTATATACCAAGTGCCTGACGACCTATTGCAGCCCATACAGCTTTACATTGAAGGCACTGGCTCCCAGACTATTAACCGTCAACAGATCTACCCTACACAGTTTGAATTAATCGGTGACAGCATCCAAAGCTCTCGCCCTGCTACATGCCTGCGCTATATCCACGACTTTCAAAACGCTGCCAAGTTTGATACGTTATTCATTGATACGTTAACCTGGAAGATAGCGGCCAAGCTGGCCATGGTTTTATCAGGCGATATGCAGTTATCGAGCCAAGCCGAACAGCAGTACGTTCGCCGATTAGCAGATGCCAAGGCGCGTAACGCATCAGCAGCACGTAAGCCAAACATACTCAGCCGTTCACTGTCCCGCGCTCGCTTTGGTGCTATTGGTGGTACCGGATCTGGAGTCTGGGAAGCGTTCCCTGCTGGATCGGTAATCGTAGGATGAGCTTAGAATACAAAGCATCATTCACATCAGGCGAAGTAAGCCCAAGCTATTATGCGCGCAACGACCTCGCTCAGTACCATGCAGCCCTAAGAACTGAACTTAACTTCATTTCATTGCCACAGGGCGGACTTATAAACCGTCCTGGATTTAAGCACATTACTCCCGCCACTGCTACAGGTGCCCGCGTCATTACCTTTGACGAAAGCGTGACCGAATCACATTTCATTGAGTTCACTAATGGAAAGTTTCGCGTGTTCGATGTGAATGGCGCAGTTGTGCAGGGGTCCACCGATAGCCCATTCACGACCGACTTAGACAAGATCAAGTTTGACGTGAATCGCAACGTGATGTTTTTTGCGCATCCAACCGTGCAGACGCATAAGCTGACACGCGTAGGCACCACGTTCACCATGGAGATACAGGATTTAGACGTTCCTGTAATCCCATTCAACATCACTTCGAAGACTGCGACCTGGACCGGCACAACCGTACAGCCACTGACCATGTATTACAATATTTCCGTCCTTCTTAGCGATGGCACTGAAACCAGAATCAGCACGGAGTTTAGCGTTGAGGTTGAGGCCGATTGGCTCGCGTCTGATTACGTTGAGATTAAAATGGATGCAGACCTTCCTGACGCCCTTGGCGCGGTCATCCTTGTTTATAAATCAGTTGCCAATGGTTCCTCGTTTGGATTGATCGGAACCGCTCAGTATGTTAATGCATCTACTGTGCTGCTGATTGATCACAACATTGAGCCAGACCAATCATTCAGCCGACGCTCTGGCTTTCCGATCAACCGCATTGCTGACGAAGATGGATTTCTCAGTAACGGCTTTGAGGACCCTGATGGCTACCCTTCAGTAACTGCCATTTATCAACAACGCAGCATATACGCTCGCACCAACAACGAGCCAGACACGGTATTCACGTCAAACCTTGGGCGCTACGAAGATTTCAGCATTGGCCGGGACGCAACGCGCGCAACCGATGCAATTTCTGCTCGCGCTGGCAGCACTGCCAATGACGAGATTATAAACATGGTGACGCAGGATAAACTTTTGCTGTTCACTTCCGGCGCTGAGTTCACCTTTGGACCTCCGAACGGTCACCCATTAACCCCATCTGATCCGCCTCCTGAATTCCAGGTGCAATCACATTATGGATCAACGCCAACGCCGGAACCACTGCCGGTTGACAACAGTACGCTATTCATTCAGCGAGACCGCAAGACGACCCGCGACCTTACAAGAAATTTCGACACGCTCGGGTATCAAGGCAACGATATAACCATATTATCTGAACATATCTTTGATGGAAAAGCTATCGTAGACTGGACGTACCAGCGCGCGCCGAATAAGAACATCTGGTGCATATTTGATGACGGGACCGCAGCGGTGATGACCTACGAGCGCGAACATAGTGTTTTCGCTTGGTCACGCCATACCACTGACGGCAATTTCAAATCGATCACATCGCTGCCGGGCGTTAACTATGATCCTGTATTTGCGGTGATTGAGCGTGACGGGATTGAATACATCGAGCAATTGACCGAACGCCTTGATGATCCAGTTAACGGCGTGTTTCTTGATGCAGCAGTGACTTATAACGGCGCTGAGACTGGCACCATTAGCGGGCTTGATCACCTCAACGGGCAGACCATTATCGCTGTTGTTGACGGCATGGTGCACCCTGACTTGTTGGTAACGGGTGGATCAATAACGCTGACCGACGAGCAAACCGGATCTGTATGGAATGCTGGCTTGCAGTACCTCAGCGATGGTGAGACCCTTGACATGGGCATGATGGGTAAGCGCCAAAAAGCGGGCGAGGTCACTGTGCAAACGTACAAAACACGCGGCCTGTCTGTTGGTCCAGACCTCAATAAGTTAAGCGATACGGTCACGCGTCAATTTGAAGATTACAACGTGGCTACCAGTGACGCCACTGAATACATTAAAAAGAACATCACACCCAATTGGAAACGTGGCGTTCGCGTTGCATTCCGTCAAGCCTACCCGCTGCCTTGTACCATCCTTGGAATCATGACCGATGTCATACAAGGAAAATAGGCTTGTTCCAGCTCAGCAGCATCATGTTCAGCGACTGGCCGATAATATGCGACCTGCCGACGTTGAAGAGGTTAGGTTATCACATGGCCATTCTCCGCTTGAATCACTAAGTACTGCATTGAGCCTCTCGCCTGGCAGTGTTTTATGTGAAACAATTGACGGCGATCCTATTTGCATGTATGGCGTGGCTCCCATAGCTGACAAGATGGGCTGCCCGTGGTTACTGGGAACGCCTTTAATGACTAAGTATCGTCACTTCATTGCCCTTGAATCGCTTCGTCATATCAAAACAATGCGCGAGAATGTCTTTAGGCTTGAGAATTGGGTTCATTGTGACAATATTGACAGCATTAAATGGTTGAAGTGGTTAGGGTTTACGCTACACGAGGCGATTCCCTTTGGCGTAGGACGCGCGCTGTTTCATCATTTTACCATGGAGGGTGATTTATGTGCTCAGTGACAATCGTGGCAATGGCCGCAACAACTGCTTATGCCGCTTATTCCGCAAACGAGGAATCTGAAGCACAGCAACAGGCAGCACAGTTTGCCGCAGGTGAAGCAGAAAGACAGTCCACTGAAGTAGGTCAGGCTGGTGCTGCTGAGCGTGATGTGGTGCGCGAAGTTGCTGCCCAGGAATCCGCACGAGGAACGGCTGAGTTCGCTGCCAGTGGTGTCGATGTGGGCTCAAGCGTGGTGAACATATGGCAAGAGGCCAGCGCACGCACACTCGGCCAGGACTTGGAAGCCAGTGCTCTCAATCAATCACGTAGGCAATCAGCCCTTAGACGTGGCGCAGAAATATCTCGCGCTACTGGACGCTCAGCAAAAAGAGCAGGACGCACACGGGCGACAGGCAGTCTCTTACAAGGTGCCGCTCAAACAGCATTCACATTCGATAACGCAGGGGGCAAATAATGCCGAGAGTCAGAGCACGGAGAACGCTACAGCAAGCTGGGCCTCAAGTCTCTGCCTCACCTGATGCATTTGGCGCACAGGAAGCGCGTGCAGGTCAGCAACTGGCAAGCACCGCTAGTTCTGTCGTATTGCAAGCAGATCAGATGGCCAAGAAGCGACAGGGAATGCGCGACGAAGCCGATGCAATGAAGGCTTATACCGACTATTCAGCAGGGCAGCGTGAGTTATTGCACACGGGGGATAAGGCATTCTATAACCAACGTGGACTCAAGACCGAGAAAGCGTTCCAAGATCTTGGCGGCGAGCTTGAAGCACTAAAGGGCAGCTTCTCTAAAGGGCTTTCCTCTGGTGCTCAGCGACGCTTTGACCTCGTTGCCAATCGTAACCGTGAGGCAGTCCTTAGTGATTACGCTGGCTACTCACGCCGCGAAATAGTCAACGCTGAAACCGCACAACGCAAGTCCATGGTTGACGGTGCTGTTGCCAGTGCTGTTGCAAATCCAGGCAGTGAACAGGCTAGAAATGATATAGAAGTAGCTGAGATGGCCGTGAATGCCACCATTGACAATCTTGGCATGGGTGAAGACGTTCGACAACAGGCGCTTGATGAACTTCGCACTGATCTGCACGTTGGCTCAATCGATACCCTGCTTAATCGCGGCGATACGGTTGCGGCCAAGGCTTATTTTGATGCCAACGAAGAGCAGATTAACGGCAATATTCGTGATGATGTTGAGGCGAAGGTCAGCAATCAGGTCAAGACGTTCGAGGCTCGCGCTCGCTCCAATGAAATATTCATCGAAAACATGCCAACCACTTCCGACACCATACAGCAAAGCATGAATCAAGCGCTTGGTGAGGCTGAGAATAAATACACAGGCGAAGATCTTATCGCCGTTGAGCGTCAACTACGCTCTAAGTACGCAGATCAACAACGCCTGTTGCTTGAAAACGAACGTGCAAACCGCAATGCCGTAACACTTGAGCTGCAAAACGTCGGCAGTGCTGAAGCTGGTGACGCACTGGTAAACCAGAGTCTTAACAATGGTGACATTACCATTGAACAAGCGCTTCAACTTGGCGCTATGAACGCGAACATGAACAAGGCAGAGCAGACGCTTGTGCCTAAACTTGCGCCGATTGAAGTTATTGAACAGGTGGACGGATTGCGGCAGGCAAT